CATTAAGAATAGATTTTTCCATTGCTACTGCTCTCATAATTACTCCTCATCGTCTTCATACATAACTTTGTTAATAATATTTTTAACTTCTGCCCTTGCCCATTCCAATCCTGAAATACGGCCTACAGAGTTCATATACGTATGATAATCCGAAGCACTTCCAGATGCAAGCGAATTTTTTACTAACTCTATTTCTTTTTCTAATATCTTATCTATTTCTTGTATAAGCATTAAATAGCCTTTGGTTCGTAGTTATATGGGTTACGTTCTATACTACCACCTGACTTAAACTTTTCTATTTGTCCTGTGCCTTTAGAAAAAGAAGGTACAGCATCTACTTCAATATAATCATATAAAGGATGTATTCTGCTTCCTACTTTAATTTCTCCTACTTTATTACCTAATCTAATATCTCCTACAGTTGCAGGACGTAAATTAGGTTGAGGTACTTCCTCTTTAATTTTTCCAGACTTTAACTTTCTATTAATTTTAGCTGTCATCCTTTTCATATTAACAGGACCAACAAATTGTGTATCAAGTGTATAATAATGTTTTCCATTCTTAGGTTGTACAGCTACGATAGGATGGTCTAATAATCTTTCTTTTCCTTCTACCATAACTTTAAATCTTTCTGGTTGTAAAAGATTAGTATTTATTTCTTTTCCTGTAGAACCAGTATTTTGTTTATAGTTTTTTTGCATATCTTCAATAGTTAAATTTTCAGAAATTGTATTAGCTCTAGCTGTAGTTTTATTTTGTCCTATGCTTTTTTTAAATGAAGTACGAGGACTAATAAAAAGATTTTCAAAAGTTTCATTTGATACATCAGTAGGTTTACCTTTACCCATCATAATATAATTACCAAAATCTAAATCAAGCTCAATACCTGCTTTTTCTAAACCTTTTGCCATTCCTTCTTTATAATCACGTCTTGCTGGGTCAAAAAATCTACCGGGTGCTGGCATAATAGTTGCAGCTTCAGGAAACTTTTCTGTATCTAAAGCACGTTCTAATCTAGGACGAAGAGTTTCTGAAACTTCTTCTCCTTCTAATGCTCTTAATACTGGACTGCTTTTAGGTTTAATAGGCACAGCAAGCTGTTCTTTAACTTTGCCTGTAACTTTATCTTTTCTTTTTACAGTCTTTAAAGGTGTAATAGCTTCTTTTAGTAATATTTTTGCTACTCCTGATAATCCTGACATTACTCACTCCTTAAAGTTTTTGAGTCTGCAATCATTTTACTAATAACATCAATTGCTTTAGCAGCTTCTGAGCTTTCAAGATTGTCTTCATGCTTTACCATATCTGCAAGAAGTTCTACTGCCTTAATAGCTGCTTTGGCATTCCTGTCTTTTTCTTTTTCGTCAGCTTTGAGTGTACCCTCTGCACCAATCTTATATGCATCAAGTGCCAGTTTTTGTTCTTTCAAGTCAAGGTCACGGTTCTTTAAAGCACCCTCACTTGCTTCTTTAGCAAGCTGTGCCTGTACCTTTTCTTGTTCAATATTAAGTCTTTGTGCTTCCATCTGAACCATTGCTTGTTCAGGTGTTGGACCACCCTGTGCAGCAGCCATGTTTGCTTGCATAACTTGCTGTGCAGCCGCCATCATTACCTGTTCAATGACTTGTGGGTTCTGAGCATTTGGGTCACCTTCTGGTGCTTCTGCCATCATCTGACGTGTCAAACCATTAACTTGCTCTTCATACTTCATTACTACGTGTTCTTGTATGTTAGCTTGTAGTATAGGAGATACACGTTGCATAATTGGATTACCACCATTAGCAGGGTCTTGTAAGAACATTGTCTTAATTTGAATATGTGCATCATGGTTTTGTCCTGCAAATGCTTTAATAGGCAGACCTTTAGTTGCTGCTTCAATATCTGTTACAGGGTCAAGAGGTTGTGCCTGTGGTTTTTCTGGAAGTATCTTGTCCAAATTAGGAATGTTTGCTGCATTAAGCAGTGTACGATTAAGTTCTTCCATGTTAAACATACCGGGTGGTGATTGTTGTGCTTGCTGCATAACCATCTGTGCCATCATTAACCTATGAGCAGAGGACGGAATGTTAGGGTCAGAAACAGGAAGTACATCTACACGACCATCAAAGTCACGTTTAAATACTGCTTCACTAATACCCGGAACATCATATGGATACTTAGGTGGTAAGCTTTCGTAGTTTATACGTGCAAGAATTTTAAATTCATCACGTTGTGATTTATGTAACCTTTTATGTATTGCACTAAAGAACTTGCTAGAAGCTTCAAGCAGAGCCATAGTTGTACCAACTGGGCCATAGTTAGAACCTTCTGTAATAACTTGTTCTGTTGTATCAGCAAACTTTTGACCTGCACCTGCGACAAACTGTAACATCTGGAACAAAGTGCCTGATGGTTCTTTGTAAGGCAGAGGTACAATTGAACGAGATAAGTCCATACCTGTTGCTTCTACTTCTTTAAACTCACCCGGAGCAATAGGGTCATTATCTCCTACTACACGTACACCCTTTGCTTTAAAGCCACCGGGAAGATTAGCAAACTGACCAGCATCAATAAGGTTACGCATAGCTGCAGTAGCAGACATTGTAAGATTACCCAAGAAGTGGATAAGACCCAAGCCATAGAAACCAAAGCCCGGAACAAAACGATAGTGAGTAAAGAACATTTTCTTTTGTTTTGTTTTATCGTCTTCATTCCAGTTTCTACGAATAGACAATACTTTACGTGATGTTTCTTCAATAGTTACAATATAAGGACATTCATATCCATGACCTTCAATATCCAGATAACAATGCTGCTCAAGAAGAACATACTGCATATCTGTATCTGAAGAAGGAGATAGTCCAAGAACTGTATCCATCTTTTGTGTAAGGTCTGATTGTTCTGGAATATATGCATCTGGTAATTCAATTTCTGCATACATACCTGAGTACATTGCATTTGCAATCTCACGAGGACTACGATATAAAACATGAGTATATCTGTCTGCCCGTCTTAGGTCTGTTGCATAGTAAGACACATAGAATTGGTCAATAGGTACAAACTCACTAACAGGACGTTCTACTGATGCATCATAATAAATCTTTTTAAAGGAACTACCAATAAGTGGTAAATGAAATAGCATACGTTCAAACTCATCAAAGTATTCTGGCATCTGCTCAGTCAACTGATAGTTCATAAAGTTTTGTACACGATTACCTTGACGTTGTTTATCAACCGTGACATCACCAAGAACCTGTGCTTTAACTGGGCCACTGGAAGGAAAAAGTTCTTGGGATGCACGGCTCTGGAATTTAACTGCAGACTCAATGAGAAGCGGATGCACAGCAGTAGCTGCACCCTCAAAAGGTTCTGTAGTTTCTTCCAGTTTCAAACCAAGCAGGTCAAAGCCACGTTCAAACATAGATTCCCATTCTGCACGAGACTCTTTATCTGCTTCGTATTTTTCGTATACTTCCTCACCGATACGCACAAGCTCATCCTCTTCAATTTGCTCGGCAAGGTTGGAATAAAATTCATCTTCAATATTAAATTCAATTACATTATCAACATCAGACAAATCAAACTCAGATGTAAACTCTACTTCTAGTTCCCCTGTGTCAGGGTCTACTTCAAAGTTTACATTTGGAAAGTCTTCTTCGTTTTGTTCTATATTTAATTGAATTACGTTTTCTGAATTAATAGGGTCATTTGGATTCTTTTCAGTAGCCATTTTATTTTCCTTTGTAGTTAAAGCCAGTTAATTGTTATTATATACTTATGTTCTCCAATATGCAACCCTCTTTTTTGTTCTTGGTTCATCTTCCCAATTAGGGTCTTCTGGGTGAATCAAGTTCCAACTGTCTTTCATATAATGTATTGCCATAGTCATACAGTCAACTTGGTCATCATGTGAACCTGCAGGAAAAGACATACACTCAGCATATAAATCATCTGCCCATGTTTTTCCCTCTGGTAACCATACACGACCTGCTTCCATTAAAGCAGTAGAGGCATATACACGAGCTACTTTATCTCTATCTGGAAGATAGTCCAGTACGGGAAGCCCAGCCCTTCTCATGTCTTGGATTAATGATTGACCTGAAGCTTTCTTTTCTATTATACATACATCTGGTCTAAACTGTGCATATAGTTCTTGTGCTTTACGTCTTAGTTCTGGATATTCAAATCTACCTCTTATATTACCTAATAATATTAAGTTAGAAGTTATTTGTTCTATACCATATTCATTTTCTTCAAATGAATTAAATATACCCCATGTTTGTATTACACTATAATCTGCAGTACGTGAAGTACTAAATGCTGTATCATATGTTTGTATTATAAAGTCACATGGTGGTGGCTCATCATACTCCCACCATTTTAACCATCTCTTCTTAATAATACCACCATCATCTGGGCTAGGGTCTTGCATATACAAAGAGTTCCAGTATCTGCTACCATTAGAACTTCTTATTTCCATCTCGTCAATCTTTAGAAGTTCATCTGGTTTCCATTCAGGAAAATAAGATGTACCTTCTTCAAGACCAAGAAGTTCTGCTGCTTCTTCATTAAGCCATGCAGGTATGCTAATAACTTCCCAAGGGTTTGGTGTTTCTTCTGCATTTTGTTCTTGCTTTAGTAACCAACCACACAGGTCATCATAGTGATATCTTGTATTAATAATAATAATTGAACCATTAGGCATAATACGAGTACGCAGACCTGCAGGATACCATTCCTTAATATATCTACGTCCTGCTTCTGAGAAACTATCTTCTTCTGACATTACATCATCTAGCAAAGCTACGTGAGCACCCCGACCTGCAACCTGACTTCTTACACCTGCTGCATAATATGAACCATTCTTATTTGTCTTCCATTTACCTGCTGCCTTAACATCACTGCGTAGAGACACACCACGGAATATCTTTTGAAACCTATCTGTATTTACAATGTCTCGTACAGTTCTACCAAAGTCACTTGCAAGCTGGTCACTGTGGGAGACAGACATAATCTCATGGTTAGCAAAGTTACCGATGTACCACGCAGGAAATAGTTTACTACATATTACTGACTTGGAAGAACGTGGGGGAAGAAAGACCATAAGTCTTTTTGTTCTACCATCAAGCACACCCTGTAGCTTATCACACAGTAACTCAATATGTCTACCCATTTTAAAGTCTGACACAATAGTAGGTGCAAATATCTTGACAAAAGTAAGAAAGTCTTCCTTTGCTTTTAAGTTTGCATAGTGCGTCATCTTGTCTCTTAAATCAAGAAACATAGATACATTGTGTATTTCTTCTGGTGTTCTTTCTTGTTCTTCTATATTATCTAGCATTACGTAGCAATCTCTTTTTTAGTTTCTTCTTCTACATCACCTGTTAGGCAACTTGTAATTTTAAATACCATTGGTGTTCTGGTAGACAACCACAAACCCATTAAGTCATTAGTCATCTCACCAATTCGGTCTTTACAAAGTTCTTCAGTTTTATAAGGACCACGGTTGTCTATTATGGTCATGCACATCTCAGCATAGGCAACATGACAAGCAATTATTACTGCTGTAAACATTTTAATTTTCTTTCTGTAAAGTGTTGCATAATTGCAACAGTAAAATAAATATTTGTGTGAGGGTATTGCAGAGTCTAAATAAATATGTTATTTTATATCTAGACCCACCGAGGTAAATACATACCCTCCTAGACCCGACACACCTACAAATTAATTATACTATATTCATACTTATTATACTAGTATTATTTATATGAACTAATTAGCCC